GTCATAAGTTCTCGAACAAGTACGTCATCGGCATCACCCGGTGTGTACTCATAAGTGAACGGAAACGCGCTAATCTGCAATAATGCAGGTGTCAGCCTTTCGATGCATCCATCAGTTTGATTTGTAGAGTCATTTGAGGTTCTAGTATAAGTAGGCTCCCCCAATGAAACAAGATTTACCACCTCAGTAAGAGTCGGCGTCGCGTTCGTTAAATGCAGCTCTTCTGAGCAAGCTTTGATTCCCATTTTAATCTCCTATTGATAATGGATAATGTAGTCTACGGCTCGATGATAAACCCGTGAACCATCGGGCATTTCTTGCACGGGCAAATCCCGCTCTGCGTTTTCAAAAATTCTTTGAAAGTATGTTGAACCTTGCGTCCCTGAAAACGTCTCCAAATGCGCTCTCAACAAAATATGGACTTCATCCATCGCTTTGTAGCTAGCTGCGAAAATATCTATTTGCATTTTCTGCATTTGTTGTGTGGATATGCCACCCTGATTGTAACTGCGTACAGCCCCGATCGAGGTAATGACAACGGCTGGCAGCGTTGATAATTCAGGCCGAAGTACAAAATCAATTGCCGCACGACCCTCGACCTCGCCAAGTGCATCCTTGAGGTCTGCGCTGGCAAAAAGCACCAGCCGAAAATCTTTTTTCATTACTTAACTCGCTTGGCTGCTTTACGTGCGGCGCGTTTTGCGGTTTTCTCAATATCGTCCCACATAAATTCGCCAAACCTGTTCAAAGTCGTGTACGCATGGGTATCCAGTGCAGGTCTCAAAAATGGCTGCGCGCTAGAATGAACATTGCCGAACTCTTGTTGCAATGCGACCTGTCCATGACCCGTATTGACACCCACAAAGATTTCGATGCGGCTCTTTTTACGCAATCCCTTGCGCTGCTTTGTCGAAATTGAAATAGCGTCTTTGAGGTCGCCAAACTCGGACGGTGCACGTCTTATCATTTCATTCCTTACCGGAATTAGTGCCTTTTTCCCCGCTCGTCTCACCACCGCTTTTGCTGTCGATGTCTTGAACCCCAGCAGCGCTTCTTCCAGCTGCTTTCCGCCCTCGAACTTTACTTTTATTTTCATGTTTTTTCACCAATCCACTATCAATTAAATGCTGAGGGTTTGGGTGGTCATAAATCGTCCCCTTGACCTTTTGATAAGGCGCTCCATATCCGTTTTGGTGAGGTAAAATTGCAACAACTTTCATGATGTTCTCCGTCTTGCTAAAATTTCGATATATGCGCCGCGTTTTTTCTCGACCACCGAGGCAATGTCCCAATTACTGCCGTCAAATGTGAGCCTGTGCGTTTGCGGCCCTAGAGCACTGGTCAGAGCGTTAAATCTGACTGTAAATGTTGCGGCAAGCTCGGCAACTTCCTGCAAAGCAATGCGCCTCTCAGAGCCAGTGCCGGGGTAGTAATTGGCAAACTCATTCCGCACAGGCGTCCACGTGTGAACCTGTCCGCCATATGTATCATTGGCTGTAGAGCAGACCTCAATGCCGATGATGCGATCAAGCTTCCCGGCACTCACCTAAATACTCCAGCGTCGATACGGCGCTATCAATGACTTATAAGTGGTGGTTTCAGTCCATGACGCGCCAATAATTTCACGTTCACGAACTTCGTACAACGAGCCAACATGCAGTAAGATTGCCGCCTTAATAGTTGCTGGCACATCGGCTGCATCACCATAGCCAACATCAAAAGTAATTTTGATACGGCCATCGTCTGTTGATGGCGGATTATCAATGCTTACATACGGGCCAACTTCATCAGTTAGCTGCTCATATTCACTGACAGCAAGCGTTTGATTGTCCCCTGCGCTGTCAGTGTAAGTAATAGACGAAACCGCACTGACAGGCGCGAGAGGTAGGCGCATACACGTTTCAAACGCGGAGAACTCTTGTTCCCACGTTTGTGTAACCAATCCACGCCGCAAAATACCTGTAAAACCATCCAAATATTGCGTTGCTGCATCTATTTGCATGGTGATTGTTGTATCGTCGTCGTCGTGGCTTACCCGCAGATGTGCCTTAGCTTCTTCAATCGAAACAGGTGTATCTGCGGGTGGTGTTACGAGTACAGGCGCGAACATGTGTCTGGCCTATTTCTTGCTGTTGTCCGCAGCTTTTTTCTTAGCCACAGGTGTTTTCTTGCTGTTGTCCGCAGCTTTTTTGGCAGGTGTTTTATCAGCAGCCGGGGCTTCGTCTCCAGATAGTTCGGCTTGTCGTGCCTTAAATAGTGCAGCAGCCTTTTTGTCGTCTGTCTCAATGCTTTCAGTTGCAATAGCCGCATCTTCGAGATCGGTTGGAACCTCATCGCCTGGCTCAAATGTGGTGGCGTAAACGTCACCGCCTGTGCAGCCGCTAAAAGTCTTGTTAAAAATCTTGTTCGTCATAATAATTCTCCAAAAGGTTATACAGGCAGGACCGAAACCCCGCCTGTTTTATGTAGACCTAGACTTAGGCTGATATTTTCAATGCCCGCATTGGATTCGGGTCAAGCAAACCGCCGCCAACACGCTTCGTGGTGTAGAACATCACATAAGGTTTGTTGGTATATGGGTCGCGCATCACCCGCGTACCTGTACGGTCAATCACGATATAGGTTTGATTGAAGTCACCGAACAGAATGGAGTTAGCATTCGCTGCAACATCAGGCATGTCAGCAGCTTCAACAAGCGGGTACCCACCCAATGTGGCAGGTTCGCCCGCAACAAACGATGGCTGCCACAAATAATTGCCATTACCGTCCTTCAATAGGCGAACCGCTTGTACAGTGTTTCTGTTCATAGCAAATGAAGCGTTTTGCTGGTATTCTGCTGGCAAGCCGTAAATTAACTTGATGATTGCATCACCATCCGGGATGGTTGATGCATGGCCAGATGTGACCTGTAGCACCGCTCCATAAGGGTGAACTGCAGCATTAGCTGCACCAGTAACATATGTTAAAATACCGGTTGGCTTGTTTGTGCCATCACCAGAGAAAAACGCAGTCCCCTCAGTCGTTGCAAATTTGGTTTTCACCTCATCAGCAAGCCATTGTTCCAAGTTGATTTCGCTGTCATCCAACATGCCCTGTGTAGCAGATGGGTTCGCGTAGAGCTCACCTGTGCCATAAGCCATAATGCCAAACGTAGCAGCCGCAGTTTCAGGACGTGCGGCTTCTTCGCCAACCCAACCCGCTGCCGTGCCGCCTTTATTAAATAACTTCTTGTAGCCGGCATTACCGATAGTTTGCACACGTGCCAAGCGGCGCATTGGGTTAAGGACAGCCAGCTCTTTGCCAATAGTCCTGTCCCACTCAACAGGGGCAAGATAGCCCCCCTCATCATCAGCGCCCTTGTTCAAAGAAGTTTCCACCATGCCTTTTTGAAAATGCGATGCAAATGCTGTGGAATATTCAGCGTCTGCTAATTCTTGGCCACCACCTGCGCCGATTTTAGACGCGGCCAAAGCAGTTGCCTGTGCTTCCATGTTGCTCTGAATTTCCGAAATAGCAGTGTTAATGCGGTCAACATGCTCAGTGAGCACAGCATCATCAACTTTTGCCTTTAGGTTTTCATCGTTTTTGTCCTGCATGGCTTTAACGGCTGTTTGAAGCTCAGCCATCATGGCTTTTGGGTCGCTCGCATCTGCGCGAACATGGCCCATTACAGCTGTTGGTCTTGATAGCGCCATTGCAGCCATAGAAATAGACGCAAGCGCAGCGGTTTTGTGAAGAGTTTTCATTCTCTTACTCCATAAAAAAAGCCCCAATTAAGGGGCATATTGTGGCAAAATTGCCAAATTTGACGCGGGTTTAACCCTTAAGCGTCTCTAAGAGTGATGCCATTTCAGGCATCGGGTATTCGCCAGCGTCATGCGTAGCTTCTAGGGCAGCGCCGGGCTTGCCTTTGATTTCGTTAATTAGTGATCTCGCATCTGAGCGGGACATAGATTTTGTAAGCTTTGCTTCAACGGCACGCACCGCATTAGAAGCTTTACTACTAGCTTCACGCTCTCCAATTTCATCAGGTGGCAATAATGCATCTGCAAACCCCCGCTCAACAGCATCCTCACCAGAAATCCATGATTCCGCATCCATCAGTGCGGCTATTTCATGTTTGTCAATTCCCGTGCGTTGCGCATAAACACCAACCTGCGCGGCGTCGAACGGCTCTAGCCAGTCAGCAACCTCTCTCATTTCATGGCGGTTACCTCCTGCAATGACCCATGCATTATGTATCATTAAGAACGAAGCCGCACCAATTTCAATACGGTCACCGGCCATCGCGATAAGTGAAGCAGCGGACGCCGCATACCCAACAACTTTTACTGTTATCTCACCTTTATGTTCTCTAAGGCGATTATATATTGAAACGCCCTCCATCATATCACCACCCGGTGAATTAATAACAACAGTTACGGGCTTTTCACCTATACTCCGTAGTGCAGCGTCAACTCGCTTTACCGTGACCCCCTCACCCGTCCACCAATCTTCGCCGATTTGGTCATAGATTGTGATGGTGTTGTCAGCATCAGCAGCTTTAACAGCACCATTTTGCGCTTCTGCTTGCCAACGCTGGATTACATTGTCATCTGTGAATGCGCGAACATCATGCTTGACACCCAATTTGATTTTACTCGGTCGTGGCATTGCTTGTCTCCTGTCCCATTTGATTTAATCCGTATCCGTCTTTGTGTGGCGCTGCGCCAGTTGCTTGGCGAATTTCATTTGCTTCCATCCAAGGTTTATGACCACCTGCGCCGCTCGCTTTGGCGAAGAACTCCGCTTGGTCTTTCAGAGACCCGCGCAATAAAACGCGCTCGTCAATGTCGAGGTCAAGTTTCGTTTTTTCTTGCCGCGTCAAAAGCACACGTCGTGTGGCTTGTTCCCAACAGACCATTCCCGGCGCTAATCCAAAGCGGACAAACAAAGTGGCTAGCTGCTCGATACCTGAACCCCAAGATGTATCGTCCATCATCAATAACGGGCGAGGAACACCAAAGGCGCGGGCAATATCTTCTATTTGTTGGTTTCTAGTTTCATTTGTTTGTGCATCTCGCGCCGTGAGAGCAAACTGAGCGGCTTTCATACCGTCCTCTAACAACCACCATTCCCCCGCATGTTCGGGACCAGACCTCTCGTCCATTTGCTTTTTAAGGCGTAGATACGCATCATCACCAAGTGCACCAGGATGCTCGACGAAACCGCCGACCATTGTGCCCTTTTCAAATATATTTCGCTGGGCATTCTCTGCTGCTTTGGCAGTTGCAATCGCAGAGCGAACAAGTTTGGTGCGCGAACACCCCTCAAGCCCATCCACAGAAATATCACGTAGGTGCAAAATATCCTGAGCAGGTATTGGAACCCATTCATTATTTGGGCGTTTTATCTCATAGGACAGTGACCAGTCGTTGTTCTGTTTTACCTTAACGCGGGCGTTGTCCAAAGGCTGCATGCCCACCACGCTCAAGCCTGCGCGTACAACAAGAGCATAAGCATCGCCGCGCATGATGCGCCGCACCTCCATCAGTTTGCGAAACTCGTATGAGGTTTGCCAGTTGTTGGGTTCAAACTTTAGTTTGAAGTGCAGAGGGTGAGATTTGACTTCCTCCCTGCTTTCCAAACCAACAACCCGAAAAGGTAACATAGCCAATGATGAAGATAACAGGTCGACACAGCGTAATACAGCCGAAACCTCTAAAGGTGACCCAACACTCTCGTGGTATTGAATGTAATCAGCTAAGTGTTTGCTGGTTGTGATGTTCGCCTGCGGATTGTTGAACGCATGTCTGGCGGCGCTTAACCGCTGCAATAAACTCATAACGTCCTAATCCCGCGTATCTCATAAACGCTGCTTTTGACTTCCACATCAGCAGTCGCAGCACCAACGGCCATTGCTATTGTCACCATGCCGTCAATCCTCCCTTTGCTTTTTTTCTTGTCAAACATTCGATTTCCTTGAGCATCAGCGTCAACAATTGTGTTTGATGCACAAATTGTGGTCAGGCGGTTTTTATCGATTATTACGGTGCCGTTCAGGACGTGATCCTCGAACCGCTCTATTGATTTGGGCATGCACAGCATTTTTTCTTCAAACACCACCCGCTTGCCCTGAGCGTGTCTTACGATTTTCAGGCCAACGCCCTCTGGTTCGTCCGGTCCCTCATAGAGCCAGACCGGAAAATTCAAATCATCACAGGCGTCCATGAAGTCGGTAATGAATGCACTGTCTATGACCAGCTGCTCCACATCGTGTGTCGCATCCAGTTCTTGCACCCGCTTGGCGATGAACGAATATTTGATCACCTTGCCTTTGGTGATTGTGATTGCGCCCTCTTCCTGTAGGGCGCGGTATGGTATCTGGTCAGCGGTCGAGCGTTTCTCGATCTCGTAATCGCGCGTCCAATAATACGTTTTAACTGCGTGGGCTCCGCCGTCCGATTCTGGCTCCCAATCTGCAGACAATGCCGATAGGTCATTCTTGCGCGAAAGGTCGAGCGATAAGTGACACTTGCGCCCGCGCATTTTTTCTTCGTCGACTTCGCCTTGGGCTTCGTCCCAAGAGTCTTCATCAATCCAAAAGCCTGCGGTTCCGACCGGAATGCCGAAATATAGGCGCTTGGTCGACAGCATTGTGGCCGGTGATAAACGCGCCGACTTCACCAGATCCCTGATACGCTGTATCGGGAACGTAATGCCGAGCGCGGGCAAAGCCTTTATCCAGCAGGTTTCATCCTCGAACGGGTCATCGTCTTTGTCGACACGGGCGATATACGCAAAAACCGTGTCATCGTCATATTCGCCGCGTAGAACCTTTTGGCACATCTCGCTGTATTCGGTGCCTACGTGCTGATCAACGGACGGTGTATTTGTTCCCAAGATTATAGCTGAGTTACCAGCCTTTTTCACCACCGCAGCGCGCCATGTTTCTATGGCGGTGTTTTTCTTCATTTCGTGGATTTCATCCCCGAGCACAGCAGACGGCTTAGGACCGTTCACCGAATCTGTGTTGGCAATTGGCAGCAGATATGAGCTGCTTTTGATGTGCTCCAACTTATAAGCGTTGTCACCAGTCCCACGAATGACCAGCCGCCCTGTATTTTCTAGTGTGTCACCACCCATGCCGGGTATAGGTGCCTTGGACATTGCCACCGCATCGCGGAAAACCACGCGAGCAGTGTCTTTTTTTTCGCCGATGCAATACACTTCGGCGCGCGGCACACCCTCAAATGCCATTATCAGCATTCCGATTGCGGCCATCAAAGGTGACTTAGCTTGACCTTTGCCGGTTTCTAGCCAGACAAAGCGAAAACGGCGCCACCCTAAATCATTTTTCCAGCCGAATATTGAGCCGACTGTAAACACATGCCAAGGCAAGCATGTAAATGGCTCACCCTCTTTTTCACCCTCAGTAATCGTCAGCACAGCAGGGAAAAACCGCATGGCCTTTTCTGCTGCTGCAACGTCCCATGTCAGCCCGCGTTTATGAGCATCCTTTAAATCGTCAAGGTGCCGCTGCGCCTGCAATCTGACATACAAACCCGCAATAATTTTTCCGTCGATAACATCCTGCGCGTATTGCGTAGTTTGGTCAGGCG